TGAGTTGTAAATGAATGATACCCAGTCGGCTGGGTCTGATGCGTTTGCAAAAGCTTCAGTCTGGGTTACGCCTGCTTCGAAGGTGGTGCAGGCTGCGATGTCTGTTGCGTTTGCGTAAACGCGTGCCATGTCATCGAGTAATGCTCCGAGTACTTCAGGTGAGGTCATGTCGAGGCTTTCTTCTGACAGTTTTACGAAACCGCCGTAGAGGGCCTTTGTAATTTGGATGTCGTCAACTACGAAAGTTCCTTGATCGAGTGCTACGAGTTCTCCGTTGCTTGCACCGATAGTTGTGTTCGTGGTGACTTTTGGACGGATGAAAACTTTTCCGCTTTGTGGCATTTGGCGAACGCCCATCGCTGTAATGAGGGGCCTGTAGTTCGCTACAAAATTATTGTAGATGGGCTGGACAATGGGAACTGGCAGGATGCCTGGCAGGTCGTTCGTTACCACGTTCGGTGCAGCTGCATGGATGCGAGAGTTGAACTCTGCGAACTCGCTACCGCCAGCGACAAACTTGCACATATATTCGGCTGCCGATGGCAACGAGAAGTTCTGTCGCGCTGTTGCGTAAACGATTGGGCTTGTGGGGATTGTTGCCGACTCTGCTGACTCGGCCTTGATTGCTTCTGACACTGTTTCCTCCTCAGGGGTGTCTAGGGTTTCTTCTTCTGTTTCGCTTTCCTCAGGATCGGCCGAGGCTGCGATTTCTGTTATTACTGCTTCAGCAAATGCTGGAACAGCAACGAGGGAGAGTTCAATGAGCTGTGCTTTTGACACAACCATTACTCCGCCTTTGTCGAACTTGAACTGAACTGGGTTTGCGCCGACGCTTACCGAGTCATACGCGCCAGCCTTAAGCAAGGCGACCGCGTCCTTCGAGGCGCGAGTGTCCGCAAGCGTTGCTTCAAACTCGAGGCCAGCGTCGGAGTCGGCGAGAGCATTAACGACTCCGCGTAATTGGCTCATGTCGTGGTTTTCCAGCAGTTTTGCTGCTTTCTGATTTAGGTCAAACGCGCCTCGTAGAAACTTAACGCGCTGACCTCCTGAAACAGTGGCGACAACATCCCAGGGGACGGCAATACCGGCGATACGCGCTGGGCGGTTCTCGTCGCCTGCTTCGGCGATAATGAGATCTATGTCTGCGTGAAAATGGATCATGGTTACTCCAGGTTGTTCGTGTCGGAGAGTGGGTTGACTTCTGGCTCTTGCATGACTGGCTCTGCCATGTCTGGAGCGTAAAGACCGATGTATTCCTCGAGATCGAATTGGCAGTGGCGTCCTCGAGGAAGTACGTCGTCCATAGACAGCCGTTCCTCTATGGCGTGAAGCAATGGGCGCGCCCCAAAAAGGATCAAGTCTTGTCGAGCCTGCTGTGCATTTGAGTAAGTCATTCCGCTTTGGTCAATGGCGAGCAAGTAGGCAGGAATGTCCATGAGGCGAGAAAGTTCTTTTGTCTGATACTCGCGTCCTTCTACGAGCTGTAGTTTGCTCGGGTCTTGGTCAAAGGAAACGAAGTTCACAAACTCATTGAGCGCGCCGATCGCATTGGAGCGACGGTTGGAAGCCCAGGCTGCAGCCATTTCTCCGAGCTCTTCGCCCGACATTGGCTCTCCGCCTTTTTGCTGAAGATAGCCAGCAGCGATTTCATTTGAAGCGAAGCGCTCGGCTGACTGATCCAGTTTGAGCGAGATTTGTATGGCGCGACGGCCCGAGTAAACGACGCCGAGGTTGCCGTTGAGGAACTGGATCACGTTGCTTGTGTCGAGTGGCATCCCGTTGAACTCAAGTTGGTCGGCTGGGCCAAACCATTCTGGCGGAGCATTGTTCGGGCTTTGAACGAGGTTCGCTGGTAGCCATTGGAAAGTTGCTGGGAAGCCTGTGCTGTAGCGCGAGGTCACGGCCCAGAAGGCCCTCCCATATAGGATCAGGTCTTTCGCCGTTTTCGCCATGATGAAGTTACGAGTGACCTTAGGGTCGGGCCGTGTCATCCATGACTCGCCCTCCACGTAGATTTTCTCGTACTCTTCGCCGTTCCATTGAAGGACGTAGGACTTCATGTCGAGGGTTCCCACCACCGTACTCAGCAGCGAAACCGCGCGAGTGATGGTGGGTACAGATAGTGCAGCTTCTTCGAACGCCCCTACGGTGTAAGAATAAAACTGGCCTATCTGCGACGCGCCAGAAGCAGCTCCTAGTGGGGCGGAGTTATACGCTGGCGCGGTGATCTTTTTACCGAAGAGAGGCATCACCTGGAGTCTCTACCCAGCGTGTGACAAAAGCAAGCACCACGGCAAAAGATAGAAAGTGATCACCTACCGAAAGCGATGGCTGCTCTTGCCTTTTGGGTCGGTTTCGCTACGAGTGCAGCTGCGAAGATCATGCACCTTGCCATTGTGATCGGGCCGCTGCTCTTCTGGCTGCTGATCGTGTACCCAGACTGTGTTTTGACGCCGACCGCTCTGTTGACGTGCTCGAGGAGCATTTGCTCGCCGGTATGCACTAGGCGTCCTTCGTTGATGAGCTGACGGATTGTGCTTGTGTGGGTGACAAGTTCGCCATAGCCGACGTCTATTTTTTTCTTGTCTAGATCCATCGGAGCCATTTGGAATAGCGAAGGCGTGAGCGCGATTTGTCGGCAAGTCTTAGCGGACTCATGAACCTTTTCCCAGCAAGCGCCAAGGGTGTCTGTCACGAACTCGACAGTCACCGCGATCTGCCCTTCATCGTTGAGCTGTGCGCGTACCCCACAGTAAAGGGACTCATCGATTGAACTGTCCACGCTGAGGACGCCCCCCTCAGGCATCACAGAAGTCGTCAACTTGTCAAAGACCCCAGGATTTAGCCAAGAGTTAGCGCTCGAGATCCACAAGTTCAAAGATGCTCTCATGAAGGCTGCTTTGTCCACCTGCTCGGACTCATCAACCAAGATCTCGGGATCCAAGGTGTAGCCGATCGCTGGGTTAGCCATCGCCCAATAGCCCTTCTCAACCATCGGGTCAACGCCTGGAGGAACGCTCCACTCTGCGAAGAACAATTTAGAGAACTTCTTTTCGTCAATAGCGCGGAGCGCTTCCTCTCTAAGTTTTAGCATCGCGTGTGAGTCCTCTGTGCCAGCCGTGCTCCAGCACGACAACAACGGAGACTGCATTGCGCGTTGAGATGGGAGAGCGCCATTGAAGAGAACGTCCGCGGAGATGTTCCAGACTTCGTCGGCGACAATGTACGTCGGCGAGAAACCGTGGAACGCTTTAGGTGTTGCAGCTTGAACCAGCCAGCGCGATTCGTCCGGCATGACAACCTCGTTACGACCGTACGACCAATATGCTTTCGCGCCGAACTTCGCTTCGAGTAGCGGAGCAAGTTGCTCAAAGATCTCCACAGCGAGATCCAACTGGTGAGCGGTAGAGATAACGAGGACTGGCTTGCCACGTCGGATCGGTTCCTTTACCAAGGCCCACAAGATGAAAGCCTTTAGCGCGACGGTCTTACCGTTCTGCCGAGCGACCGAAACCAGAGACCGCCGACGGACTAGATCCCCGTTCTTATCGTGTTCAAGTTGGCCTGAAATTGCCAATTTTTGCCAGGGCATTAGGTCGATGTTCATCACGTCATGCGCGAGAGCTGCAACTTCGTCTCCGTAACTGCCACATCCCAACAACCCAGACATCAGGCGAGGAGCAATAAGCCCAGGCCCAGGAGCATCGCTCACCATCCGCCGAGATCCAGCGACTTCAGGCTCGTTCTCTGCTTTCTGGGATAGATGCATGGAAGGGGTCGGGGTGAATAATTTTTCAATTTCAAAAAAATTATTATTATTTTTTGCATTTTGCGTTTGATTTTGTGCTTTCGTTCTTGCTTGGACTGTTGCGTTGCGTTTCTTGGCTAGGTACTCGGCTCCGCGTCGGCTATTGCATTTGTGGCAGGCACCGACCCAGTTAGATTGGTCTGTGGGGTCTGCTCCTCGGTCTTGTTCTATGACGTGGTCGATGGTTGTTGCTCGAGCGCGCTTGCACCAATGACACGCGCCATCCCATTCGTTGAGGAAGGTCTCTCGGTTCTTTCTGTAGGACGCGCTGTCTAGGTCTTTACGTCTTGGGGCGCTCATTGTTGAATGCCGTCGCCGTGGCAGTCTGGGCACTCCATAGGGCTATCCATGAAGCCCAAGACGCGCCCTGATCCTCCGCATTGTCCACAGATAAGCGTTCGGGTCTTGAGTAATGTCTCAGATTTTTTCTCAACGTCATTAGTTATTAGTTCTTTATATGACGCCTGGTTATCCGACGTCGGTTTTTCAGGCGTCGGTGTTTTCTCTTCTCCACGTCTTTTCCACAGCATTTCCACACGGGTTAAGCAGCACTCGTCATACACAATGATCTCGGAGTGCCAGCGTCCCCTGGGGTCTTGGCTCTTTGTGCGTTTGACGAAGCCTGCATCTTCTAGCTCTTGGAGTGCTTTGAGGATGGCGTCGCGCCCTTCTTGCCCTTGGCGTGACATTTGGAGCGCTGATGTGCGCCAGTTGTCCGGCATGGAAAGCAGGTAGGCGTGTATTCCTCGAGCACGAAATGAGAGCGAGTTGTTCCTGAGGGTCTCGTTCTTGATGATGGTGTAGTTGATGTGAGGCCGTTCGGCTCTAATGATGGTCATTTCGTAGGGGCTTTCTCTAGTAGTCGTTGTGTAATGAATTGCATGTCGGATGGTCTCCAGCAGTAAGCCTCGGCTCCAGCTGCGTCGAGGGTGCGTAACCAGGTGATCTGTGCTGGGTCTAATCTGCCTCGCTCGGTCTTAAGTTCGGCAAAGATCAGTCCTTTATCTGGGTGGGCCATCACGAGGTCGACAAAGCCCGAGTGTCCTTGTAT